CCTATTTTATCATCTACCATTATGAGTTCTCTGTATCGTGTACGTTTAACATTATTATACCATAATGTAGTATTTTTAGCAAGTCTTTTCTGTTCTTTCCTTCTTTATTTCCATAACGTTTAGCGTACTTCATAATGTTACCAAGAGTAAAACCTTCTCCATGTCCAGAATCAATGATGATATCTGTTGCTTGATACTTATCAGAAGCATAGTGCTCACCATATGTACCATCAATATATTCTTTTAGTTCTTGTATTAGTTGTCCTTCATTAAATTTATAGTTCATTGTTTCTCCAATCATCAGGTAAAGTATCTTCACTATACCATCTAAAGTTATTTGTTTCAGCCCATTCAGCATGGGTACGTTTTGTTCCATCTTTCCTAACCTTTGCTCCCGGCATAGGAGAGAAAGGCTTTTGAAATAAGAACACTAATTCTGTATAGCTTTTGTTTAATGCTTCTCGTATATGTATGTACTTACTATACTCTGCATAATCCCAAAACCTACCTTTTGCTTCTAGTAATATTGTCTTCCCTTCTATCTTCTTTACAAAGTCTGGTTCGTATTTATGTTTAATAACATAGTTGACAACATCCCAATGGTGTTTCCAATCTTTAAGAATAGTTTGGTGCATATCAAATTCCCATGCACTATCATATCCTTTAGGTACGTTAATCTTTTTAGGTCTAGGTTTTCTTGGTACTCTTCTAGGCATTAAGGTCTCCAAGCGTTAGTTGTGGATTACGTTTTACTTGTTTGTAAAACCACCTTAAACTATAAGCACTAAGTAGAAACTTATTGTTAGCAAAGATGTGAGTCTGTTCTGGCAAGAACTCATTAAGATTCTTTCTATTAATCTTAGATGTATCCTCTCCATCTGGAACCATAGTTCTTAACCACTCAATGAGTAGGTCTTCTGCTCTTCGTCTAAGTTGTTTGGCTTTTGTTGAACGCATCTGTTACCTCTATAACGTTAGGGATTTTAGGTGACTTTGTTAAGTACCTATATCCATTTGAATATTTAAATACACGTAAACCTTTACCCTCGTTAGAATCTTTATGACATTCAAACTTATGTCTGCAATACGTACACTCTCTAGGTAGCTGCATGTTACCAGACTTACCATCGGGAACAGGACTATAACATAGTTCTGGTGGTGTTGCTAACTTAACAGCTTTCTTAATAGATGTAATCTTTTTCTTGATGTTAGGCTTATCAAAGTTATCAGGTCTATACAAAGCTAACTCACCTGACTCTTTATTAAGAGCAAGGAATCCACCTTTGTCTGTACCCTGTGCTTGTTCATACCCAGCAAGTTGAGCCATGTATCCAAACATATCATTCTCTGCTAATGTACCATCTTTAAATTTCTTAAAGGCATAGCCGGAAGCTGTCTTGATATCTACTACCTCACCATCAATAACACAGTCCATGTGTCCTTTGATACCAGATACTTTAATCTCTTTCTGTTCATCAGTAACATCATGTCCAGATAGCTTGATAAGAAATATAACTATCTCTTCAAGTAAATGTCCATATAAAAACTTAATGAATAAAGAAGGTGGCATCCTTTCTGGTGTACCTTCTGACTTCATATCAAACCATAGCTGTCGTGACTTCCTACCTATGTTAGACATACGTAAGGTTGCATCACCTCTTGGTTCAGGATGAGACCATTTGTAAAGTATCTCTTTCATAGACTCACCAAACTGGTCGATAGTCTTAGGGTCTAGATCAATGTGCTCACCATCAGCAAGTACACCTATCTTATTATATATATCTTCTACTAATGTGTCAAGAGTTTTTTTAGATTTAGTCATATTATGTTCGTTGTCTGTGTTTTATCCAAGCCAATTTTCTTGTTACAGGATTAAACTGTAATAATTGTACACCTAATTTTTTTTGTATCTCATTACGACTTTGACATTTAGTTACTTTATTACCAGTTTTTTTATGTTGCTGTGGCTGTGCTGTTTTAACATCAACAAAAGTAGTTTCACCATCTTTCATTGCTATCATATCTATTGGTCCAGTGCAACCTGTGTTTCTAAAAACTTCATAGCCATTATCCCACAGCCATGTAACTGCATAGTATTCAGCTAGGTCTCCCTTTCTACTACTATCATTAGGTTTAATATAATTCATATTTAATTCTTGTTGTTTAGTGTGTGTCACTCCAATTACCTCCTACTTTATATTCGCCATCCATTGGACAGCGTAGATTAAAATGTTCACCTGCTTCTATAATACTTTTTACTGCTAACTCTCCAACAAAATCTGCTTGAGAATCTTTAACTTCTATTTGCCACTCATCATGGATGTTAGCAACAAATCTATAATCAATAGTGTTAAGCCTTAATAAATTATCTAAGTTGACTAATGCTTTCTTCATTAAGATTGCACCACCACCTTGAAGCAATGTATTCAAAGCCGAGTGTTTGTTTCTGATATACAACTTCCTACCATCTAATCCTTTGAGGTAATTTTTTGAAGCTGCTCTGTCAACTCGTTCCTTAAGAGACTTGTATGTTGGGAGACTACTAAGAAAGCGTTCTCGCAACTGCTTACCGTCTGCTCTGCTTCCTTTAATGATGCTTCCAATCTTTTCATCTCCTGCTCCGTAAACGAGTGCGTAGATGAAAGTTTTAGCCTGATCTCTTGATTTAAGTCCAGCAAAGTTTTGGTTAGTCGTGTGAATGTCTCCATTAATAATTTCATTTATATACTCCTTATCATCCATATAATGTGCTAACATACGTAGCTCTAGTCCACTTGCATCTACACCTACAAGGCTGTAGCCTTCTGGTACAGTCCAACATGATCTACATTCTTTACCATATGGACTGTGAATAGACGGAACCTGTGCAACGTTAGGGTTTCTGTGTGTCATTCTTCCGGTAATCGTACCATTCGGAATAACAAAACCATGTATCCTACCATCATCTTTGACAGCTTCTACCCATGAATCAATCTGAGCTATACGCTTTTGCAGTAGTAAAAAATCTGCTATAAGTTTTGCTTCATGGATATGAGTTATCTTAGATAATGTTTTCTCATCTACAATAGGCTGACCAGTAGGTGTAAACCTTTCAGGCTTCCAGCCAAAGTCTATAAGATATTCTCCAATCTGTTTACGAGAACCAAGATTAAACTCTTGTAAAGTTTGTCTCATAAAAGGATTGAAGTTGTTGGTATCTAAACAACGTTGATATTCTTCATCAGTCATACCACGCTTAGATAGATTACCATCTTTCTTGATGTAGGGTGTAACCTCTTTAGTGTCTACCCATTTAGGTTTAAATGTTTCGTGTACTTCTGATTCAATGAGTTGTTTCTTTTCTCTAAGCTCTGCTAATAAACTTAGGGCTGATTGCATATCAAAAGCAAAACCATCTTGCTCCTGTTGTTTCATAATCTTAGCAATGCCTTGTTCAATATCAATTGACTGAGGTGAGAAACCTTTTGATTCTTTGCGAAGTTCTTGTAGTACTCTAGTGTTTAACTGTACATCCCGTACACAATAGTTTAACATATCAGTAGAGTAATTAAGATAATCTTCAAACTCAATCTTAGGATAGCCTAACTTATACCCCCACGTTTCAAGACTGTGCCCACCATCACGTGTTGGATTAAAGAGTCTGGATAAAACTAAAGTGTCAATAAGTTTTTTATCACTAAGCTTTACTCCTCCAAACTTTTCCACAACTGGAATATCAAATCCAATAATGTTATGACCAATCAGTCTGTCGGCTGTGGTAAGAAACTGATACCCTTCTTCTAACTTATTAGGTGGGAACTTAAATATCTCACCTGAGTCAGGATTCTGGGCAACGATACACCATACCTTTGTGGCATGGATATCATCTGTTTCTATATCAAATACTAAATCCATTAAAAGCCTTCATCCCCAGAGTTATCAAACTCTATGTCTTCGTTAGTTAATTCAGATAGTCTACCGGTTTCTGCATCATAGATAACTCTAGCTGCCATACCTACATCACCTGTGTATCTTGATTTAAGTACACGTAGTCTTGTAGTCCTAGCTTCATCTGGGTCGTCTGATTGTTGATTACGTTCTAATGCAATAACACAATCGGATAGTTGACCAATACTATTAGAGCCACGTAGATGAGAGAGACTTACTTCAATACCATTC